ATTTAACTGCTTCAAGAAGAATATCTTTAATTTCCTCCTGGATTGCTTCACGTACTGCTTCTTTTATTAATTTTTTTAAGGCATCTGTCTTCATATCTATTATAAATATTTAATTATTCAGCTGTTATATTAGGATTTGAATCTATTATGAATTTCAATTGAGATATTAAAACGGTTGGGTCTGAGGCGAATGATGAGTCTGTTCTTAAAACAGGTACACCTTGTTTATTTTGAGCCACAGCGTATCGTCTAATATATTGACTTTGGTTTGTCTCATCAATCTTAACTCCTAAAGTAAATCCTTTATAAGTATTAGTATCATTATTTTGAGTTGCTTTAATTGTAGAATTAGCTAAAGCATTAATTTCATCATTAATTTGTTTAAAATCCATATTTTGATTCTCAGCGCAAAATTGTAATATAATATCTAACATATTTAGAAACTTAATAATAACTCCTAAAAAAACAGCGAATGAACCTATTGAAATAGTTATGACACTGAGAGTTTTATTTTGTACTAAAATTTGATTTTCTAATGTGGCTATAAAAGATGATATTGTAGTTTGAGCTCCAACAGTAGAAGTTGATGAAGGTAAAGGATTAGCTTTAGCTATGGTTATAATAGTTTGAGTAGCTGATATGATTATATCTGTTAATCCTAATGTTGTGGTTAAAATTGATGTTGTTCTGTATATCCCGTTTAATTGGTCCACCAATGAATTTCTTTTTTCAAGAAGAGATTGTATAGTGGCTTGAGAGGGACAGTTAACTAAATTAATCAATTGATCTTTAGTTATTTTACCCAAAACAAAATTAGCCCCAGCCCCAGTGGTCACCCCAATAGCAGCTGTTTTTAATGCTTCTTTATCCTTAGTTTGATTTTTAGCTTTATCTGCTTTATTCTTAGATTCATCAGTTTTTTCTTTAACTGTATTTTGAAAAGAATCTAATGTTGTATCTTCATTTAGATTAGAAATTATCAAAGGTACAGCTTGAGGTGCTAGAGGTGTTATTAAATTTATAACAAATGGTATTAATCTTTTTTTAAGAGTTACCTTTTGACTATTAATAAAATTAGTAAGTCTAACCTCAGGTGGTAATTCAGAATCTAATGTTTGGGATATAGATTTATTATCTTGGATTAATATCTCTTTATTAGTTTTAGCTATATTTAAATCTGTTTCATCTGGAGATGCCTTCATATTAACTCTAGGCAATTCATAAACTAAGTTACTAGTTTTATTATTTGGATTAGATTGATCTTGTTTTCCTTCAACAGTGTATGTTAATGGTTCTCCAGAGTTAGGATCAACTACATTATTATTTAATAATATATCATAAGCTAATTCATTTGGATTTTTATTTAAAGTTGGGAATCCTTTAATTATTTGTCCATTAGGTCTAGCTAAAATAGCATACATTGATAAACCTTGAGTACTAAAAGTAATTGTACTTCCATCACTAACTTTAAATATAGGTGTACTCATGTTTGGTTATTTATAATAAATATGCAGAAGATATGGGATTTTGTTTGGCTCTCCAAATTATATTTATTATATTTAAATATAAAATTAAGGTTATGAAAAAAATAGTATTAATTGGTTTAGTGGTAGCATTATTATCATCGTGTAAAAATAGTGAAGATATTTACAGGGTAAAAGAATGTGAAGGATATAAAGATGTTGATCAATTAGAATATTTTAAACAAAACGCTAAAAAATATTATATCGGTATTGACTCATCTGAGTTTGAGGGGGTTGTGTTAGATCGATTTGTAAAGATTTATAATATTCCATTTAAAACTATTTCTAGATATAATGTTTTTGTAGTTCAATATAAGGATAAATGGAAGTCAAAACAAATTGAAATTACTCCAGTAGGATTCGATATTCAAAAATATCATAATGAGTTAAATGATAAATTTCATGTTATTGATACACTTAAATATTGTCCTAATAAAATATAATTAAAAATTACTAGCTGATGGAATTGTGCTATTTATATTAGTATTTTCATTATAGTATGATCCTACTCCTTTTGTTAAATTAATTAATTTATTATATTCATCTTCAGTAATATCACCAGTTCTTTTTAATTTCTTTATATTAGATATAATATCATTTATTTTTCCTTCATAATCATAGTTTGGAATTCTTTGAAAATAGACAGATTTTCTATGTACTTCAATCATATAAAACCAAAATCTATATTTTGATTTTTGTGTAAGTTTTTTATCACTAATACTTTTCCAGTATTCTGCTTCTTTTATTTTTATTCCTTCTTTAAGTTCATTAGGATCCAACAAATATATAAGTGGGTTACATGGATCTAATAGAGCCATAGGTACTTTTAAATCTCTTTGACCAGGAGTTGTTATATCTAAAGTACTCTCACTTCCATCTGGGCTTATTACTTTGATAGTACCTACTCCTTTATGACAATTACCTTCATACCCATTAGAACCTTCAGCTGGGTCTTCTTCCTCAGTAATATTTGTTGGGTTAGTACATTCCAATATTATTAAATAACCGTTTGGATTTTTATCTAATAATTGTTTAGCTAAAGTTTTATTAATAGTGAATTGATTATACCTCTCCCCACCTATATCTCCGGGCTGATTATCTAGACTAGCTAATCTATATTGATTTGATTCTACTGGGGCGTCTAGCCATCTAACTTGGGTTTTATTATTTAGACTAGCATATCCTTTTCCATCATCTCTATATATTAAAATATCATTGACATATACTTTAAACACAGCTGCGTTACATGTATGGCCACCACCTGTGTAATTGATTTGAAGTTTGAATTCACTAAAACAAAATTTATCTAAACTAATATCTATATCAGGTTCAGTTATAAATCGGGCTTTAATTCTAGTATATTGGAATTGTTTATATTTAGTAGCATCAGCATCTATTCCATCCCAATCATCACCCCCAACATTATCAATCACACCAAAAGACACTACTGGTATTACATCTGGGGCTAAAGAGTCTTGAGCATATAGTTTAGAAAGTTCTTTATCAACATATTCTTTTAAAGCTGTGGCTCTTGCTTTAGCTAGCGAACCAGGTATTGTTTTAAATTCATTATCTCTTTTTTTACCTTCTTCATTATCAGCGTTAGGTACTTTAGATTCAGATGATTCTATTTCTAATATGTAATTTCCAGGATTATCAGATACAAATTTATATATATCTTTAATTTCTTGATTTAAAATATCTTGAACTTCAGTTTTTAAAGATGTAACTTTCCATTTTCCAGAGTCATATAATCCTGCTAAATCTAGAACACCTCCTCTATTAGGATCAATATAACCTGATAATTCAGCAGTTGGTTGGGGATTAGTAATAGTTCTAGTTCCAAATCCAGGTTTCGAGAATGTAAGAGTTACATCAATAGAGTTTACTTCTTCTTGTAATGTTAATAACCAAGATCCAGTTGAGTCAGTTGTTGTGAATTTGTCAGCAGGTACACCTGTTCCAGTGATAGTTACTTTTACTCCCCCAATTCCTATCCCGTTATCATCTAAAACATGGCCTTTAAATTGTTTAGACATAATTATATTGTTTTAACTGTTTTGGAAAGTAAATTTTCACCATTTACTATATTTAAGAGATCATTACTTAAAGTTTCAGCTTCATAAGCTATAGATTGTAATGAAACAATTGGGGCTCCATTACTATCAGTTGCTGTTTTAAAAGCTATATTTAATGTTTGTAAAAATATAGCTATATCTCCTAAAACAAAATTTAAATTATCACCTAATACTATAGGTTGCATATTAGGATCATTAGGTGATCCTAAATAAATCTCATTAGATGATAAAGATATTTGTTTAGCGTCTACTCCTAATGTTTCATTACATGATAATTGAATAGATTTATTAGCTAAAATTAATACTGAGTCTGATTTAGCATTAAATACTAATCTACCTGAGTTTAGTATAATTTGATTTTCACTATATTGTCCTATATTAGTAGGAGGTGTTGATTTAGAGAATGAAAAATTATTTACACTAGCTGGGAATAATTGTAATTGTTGATTTGAAGTTAGATATATAGATGATAAATCATTATTTATATCTTCAACTATAGGAACCCAAGGTTCTATATTGGAGGAGTTTTGTCCATTTCTTAAAATAAGAATAGGACTACCTAAATTAGAGATATTTCTTGACCATCCATTCTTTACTAATCCATCTATAGTAGAACTAAATCTTATAGAATTACCAGATCTACCTTCATATATTATATCTCCTTCATATGGTAATAAAGGACTAGCATTATTCTCAGTAAAATAATTACCTAATTTTATTTCAGTACTATTATCTTTAACTCTTCTGACTTCACCTTGGAATGAAGAAATATAATCTACTTGTTGTGATAAATCATTAGATGGGTCACTATCATACCCAGGTAAAGCATTATGTAATTGACTATTCCAAACATTAATAGGTGGGAAATAATAATTTACAGTTTGTGATAAATCATTAGATATGTTGGTATTAGCAAATTTTATAATATATATTATTTCATTTTTAAGAGGATAATTTTTTATATTAGGGAATAATGGAAAAGCATATTGATTTTCATTTATATCTATATCATTATTAATTGTTTGATCTAATGACTCCCAAAATACAACTCCTATACTATTCCATTCACCAAATTTTTGAAATAATTCAGGATTAGATTTATCTAATATAATATCTTTAACTCTAACTTGAAATATTTGATTTGATGAATTAAATATATTTGATGGAGTAGATGAATTAGCAGTTTTATTTAAACTACCATTAAATACAGTATTATTTAATCCGACTACTCCAAATGATATATCTATACCCATTACTCTTCAGTTTTAAACTTATCTATTTCAGCTAATAATTGTTGTTTTTCTTCTTCAGAAATACCAAACCCACCATCAGTATTATTAACATTATTATTCATAATACGCTGGATAATAGTGGCCATTTTAATTAATTGTTCATCATTTTTAACACTTATTTCTAAGTACTCTTTAATTAAAGGAACAATTAATGTAGCATCACCTATACTCTGAACAAGTGGTTTAAGTTCTGATATTAATATAGATATCTGTTTTTCTTTTTTCTTTTGGTTGTCATAGATTTCCTCTAGTAAATCAGAGAATTTCTTTTTACCAAAAACAACATTATCTAAACCATTACTCATATATTTATTTTATTTATAAATATTAATAATGGAAATCTGTATATCCGTTTTCTAAATAGAAAAAATAATGCTGCTTAAATATAGTATATAATCTATCGGCTATCTTAGTGATTTTGGGGGTTTTAGCGTCAATAATTTCACGAATGTATATATACAACGCTTTTTTATTAAAGATGTCTATACTCTCACGTTTACGGAATAACTCTAAAATAGCATCAGCTATCTGGGCATCATTTTCTTTTGGGAATAAAGTAAAGATATTTTTAGTACAATATAAGACATATTCATCTAAAAAATTAGATAATTTATCTTGGGCTGATCCTTCTTCAATTGAATATGAAAAATTTTCATTTGATTCAATTTCTTCAATAGGTGCTTTATCTACTCGTTTTTTATAATTTTTAGTATTAGTAATAATTAAATAACGTTTAGCAATGGTGCCAAAATATGAATATGCTTTAGCTCCCTTTTCTGGGTTGAATAGATGAATTTTTGAAAGTAAAAATGTAATTACTTCATGTTGTAAATCTGAGATATTATCAACTTCTGTGTAATAAAATTTAAAAGTATGGATAATATTTTCTGTTAATTTAAAGAAAGCGTAATGTATACGTGTTCTATAAATTCTATCTTTCTCATCATAATCGGTTGTATTATTATATAGTACAATAGCATCTTCAGTATCTTGAGTAAAATATTGATTTGATTTTTTCTTAACTTTCACCTCTATCATAAATTTTTAATTTTAAAAGCATTTAATATGTCTTGTAATTGTTTAATTTGTTTAAAGAAAAAACCAACTTCATCATCAGATTCAAATGATCCTCTAGCATCTACTTCTTTAAGTTTCTTATCAGCGAAATCAATTGTGTCTGATATTTTATTTAGATAAGACATGTAACCTGCTAAAATATCTTCTTGTCGTTCATTCTTTTTAAGAAGATTAAAGGTCGTGTATCCTAAGATCACGACCATTATACCTAATATTATTGTTAATACTATCATAAATCATTTAACATATTCATTAGTCCTGTACTTTCAATTGAACCTAATGTTTTAGTTTTAATTGTTTGTTTAGAAGTTTGTTGAGGTGCTTTAGTGACAGTAAAATTATTTGTTTTCTTAACTTCACCTTTTAATTTTGGATTCCACTCATGTTCAAACTCAATACGAGCGGCCATTAAATCAGCTTGATGAATAATGTAAATCAATGAAGTACGAGGTTTAGTTTCTGGTGACCAAGACATTAAGTATGGTTTATTAGCATCATCATATAAACCATCATGTAATTTAATTGCTAACCACTCATTTTTAGATACTGAGATACCATGAGAAAGTAATAAATGTAAACTACGATCTGGTACTGACATGAATTCTAAACGATCATTGAATTTATAATCTTCACCTAATTTATCTCGTCTCCATTGATCATCCTGGGGGATGTAAGCGTCATGTTGTTCATCACCCATTTTACCTAAATCATGGTTTAAGGCTGCAAATACTAATTCTTCTTCAGTATAAGTGGAAGTATCTACTCCCATTTCAACCCAAACTTTATTTAATTTAAGAGCACAATCAACAACTCGTAATACGTGATCTATATAACCACCTGGGAAAGCGTTATGATATTCTTTCTTATGAGCTGCTGGCATTAACATAAGACGTTCTGAGTACTCAGAGTAAAAATCTAATAATTGTGAACGACGTGGTTCACTGATATATGATTTAATTGTTTCCTCTAAATCAACCCAGTTTTGTTGGATTTGTTCTGCTGTTAATTTCATAATTACACATTGTATATTGTCTGTTCAGATTCAACAAACAAACGAGTTTGGTCTACAGTTTCTCTTAATATCTCTAAGAGTTTAATATACTCTTCTATTGGTTGTTGGTTTTTAACAACAAAATTTAATTGGTTAGTAATACTATCAATTTTATCTAATTGATGTAAAACATTATTTTTATTTTTCATAATAAATTATTTTAATAGGATGTTTCATTATATCCGTAGCTACCTTAGTCACATTTCTTTTTCTCTACGTTTATATATTGTTTCATAACTCGTAGTTATAATGTAAATAGTGAAAATATAAAAGCCAAGCTATTTTTAAGAGAGGTTTACTATATCATGAATTTTCTGAAGGTATGAGCATTTTTCATACTCCTCCTCAGAGATAAAGTAATCTATAGCTAGGTTGAGAGCTTTTTTAAAATCAACATCAGCGTAAAACTTAAGACACTCAATATGAAAAGAATTATCAACTTCTATTTTAGACAAATTATCTAAAGCTCTATTGAATACCATGTAACACCCAGCTTTTTCAATATCATTAATATCAAGTTGAGGATCTGAGGTTTCAAAAAATTTAAGTAATTGTTGACCAAATGTTTGATAGTTTAGTATTAACTTCTTAAACATTCCCATCCATACAGCTGGGTATTCAGATAAATTTATCTGTATACTCTCATCTTTTTCTTCTTCAGGTGATTTAAATAAATTAAATATTTCTTCAATACCCATATATATAAATATACGATAAGTAGGGAAATAGCGGCTTTAAGCCGCTTT